ACCAAGTCGTCATCATGGACGTACATCAAGGAAGCATTGATTGAGCAAGGGTTTGAGCCTACCAAGGAACAGATCTCTCAAGTAGTGGATGCTGTCTATCAAAGCATGGATGCTATTGTTCCTGGTCCTATGCGTGTTATGCGTTGGATTAAGAAACATGTTGGTCAATACATCAGAGATGGTGCTGACCATGTTGAATGGACCACACCTTCTGGGTTTGTGGTCAATCAGAAGAGGAACAAGAAGGAGACCAATCAAATGGATCTCCAGCTCATGGGACGAACACGTGTTAACATAACGGTGGGTGAGGGAGATCCTTGTCCTACTCGTCACAAGAGCAGCACAGCTCCTAATCTGATCCATTCACTGGATGCATCCATTCTCCATGAAACATTCCAGAGATTCAATGGACCATTCACTGTCATCCATGACTCGGTGTTATGTCGAGCAACTGACATGGGAGCACTTAACAAGCTTGTGCGAGAGACCTACACGGACATCTTCACAAGAGATTGTTGGCTCACTAAATTTGGTGAAGCAATCAATGCAAGCGAGTCACCACCCATTGTCGGTACACTAGATCCTGAGGTTGTCGAAGAGTCAACCTATTTTTTCTGCTAATTCCACTATCATCAAATGACTACTTACGTCACTAAAGAACCCGTCACCCTGGATGGTTATCAAGCCATCCTGAAGCCTTCTGAGTATGGTTTCACCCTCACTGCTATGCTTCCTAAGGAACTCATCAACACCCTTCAGGATGAGCGTGAGGGAGGTTTGGAATGGGCTCGTAGCAAGACCAAGAACCCTAAGCGAGCTGTTGTCAACCCAGAACCATGGGAAGAAGCTAGCGATGGTATGTACCAATGCAAGTTCCGTTGGAAAGATGGTGATAAACTGATCCCTGTTGTCGTTGACACTGAGGGTACGGTCATCACTGATTCCAATCTGCCTCTTTACAGTGGAAGCAAGGTAAAGCTAGCCTTTGTTCAGAAACCTTATGCCCTTCCTGCTGGTAACATTGGTACGTCTCTCAAACTTAAAGCTATTCAGGTTGTCAGTCTGAATACTGGTGCTGGTGTTGTCGATAGCGGTGACCTGGACGCTGAAGACGCTGCAGCTTTGTTTGGTGAGACAAAGGGGTTCAAGACCTCTGAACCGAACCCTGAGGCTGCTCCTGACACTTCTGTAGATGAGGACTTCTGAGAGTTCGATGATCTATACGACGCTTACATTGTCCCTGATTCCTACTTTAAAATTTGATGCGTAGTCGCCTGGAAGAACAGGTGGCTGAGTTGTTAGATAAGCTGAACATCGAGTACAGTTATGAACCTGATAAGTTCAGCTACGTCATCGAGGCTAACTACACTCCTGACTTTAAGATTGGGGATGTGTACCTTGAGACAAAGGGTTTCTTCAAGCCTGCTGATCGTCGCAAGATGTTGGCAGTCAAGAAGTGTAACCCTGATCTTGACATTCGCCTGGTCTTCCAAGCGCCTTACAATAAGATCAGTAAAAACTCCAAGACCACCTACGCCATGTGGGCTGAGAAGAACGGCTTCATGTGGTGTCCTTATTACGAAATCCCTCTTGATTGGTTAAATGAGCCTAAAGAAAAGTCTTAGTGGCAAGATCCACTTAAGTAAAAAGAAGAAGAGTCGTCGCCCACTCAAGGGTGTCAAGCCTTATCGAGGTCAGGGGCGCTCATGACTTACACTCCAAAACCCTTTGGCTCTAAAGAACGTATGAAGCAGGATTTTTCTGACATTTTAGCAGAAGTGTCAGAAACCTACGACCCTTGTGAGGTTGCTGACGCTTTCCTTGAGGAGCTAGATAGTTGGGCTGCCTACCACGAAACCTGTAAAGCCACCTATGAGTCTGTCAAAGCCGCCCTCCGAAAGCGAGTTTCAGAGACATGAACCTTGCCCCTCGTGCGGGAGCAGTGATGCTCTCGCTCGCTATACTGATGGTCATGCTTACTGCTTCTCCTGTGGCAACTACGAACCCGCTGATGGAGAGCAGACTTCCACCAACTACACCGCTATGATTCAAGGATCTCCAGTCCGATTATCCAAACGTGGATTGTCTGAGGAGGTGTGCCGTAAGTACCGCATCCATAAGGATGGAGATGTATTGCGGTTTCACTACTATGACAATTCTGGTAAGGTTTGTGGTGCCAAGGTTAAGAGTCTTGACAAAACATTCCACTGGGAAGGCAAGAATGTCGATCACCAGTTGTTTGGTCAGAACCTGTTTCCTGATAATGGCGCACGCCTAACCATTTATGAAGGCGAGCTAGACGCTGCGTCTGGCTACACTGCCATGCCTACTTGGCCTCATGTGTCATTACCTGACGGGGCGCAGAGTGCTAAGAAAGCTCTCCAACGTGCCATGCCCTTGCTGCAGGGTTATGATGAGATCGTACTGTTCTTTGACAGTGATGAGCCTGGTCGTAAAGCTGCTGAGGAGTGTGCTCAGATCTTGCCTCCTGGTAAGGTCAAGATTGCACGCATGGAGAAGTACAAGGATGCTTCTGATGCTTTACAAGCTAACGATTCAGAAGCTATCCGACGAGCTGTATGGGATGCAAAGACCTACCGTCCTGATGGTATTGTTGATGCCAAAACCCTGCTTGATCTGCTAACCACACCTGAAGAACCATGTGCTCATGAGTACCCATTTCAAGGATTACAATCAAAGCTTCACGGGATCAGATATGGAGAGCTTGTTACAATCACTGCAGGATCTGGTATCGGTAAATCCTCATTCTGTCGTGACCTTGCAACTCACCTTCTTAACAAAGGAGAACGAGTCGGTTACGTGGCGTTGGAAGAATCCAACCGTCGTACAGCCTTAGGCTTGATGTCTGCTGCTGTTGGTAAATCACTACATCTAGGAGAACATGATCGAGCTACTCTCACCAAAGCATATCAAGATTCTATTGCTAAGTGGAATCTCTTTCTTTTTGATGGGTTTGGGTCTTTTGATCCTGATGTCATTTACAACAGAATTGAGTACCTTGCCACCGGTCTTGAGGTGCGCTGTGTATTCCTTGATCACCTCAGCATCCTCTTGTCAGGGCTTGATGGTGATGAACGGCGCATGATTGACACGACAATGACACGCTTACGTTCACTTGTTGAGCGTACAGGTATTGCATTGTTTCTTGTTTCCCATCTACGACGTACATCATCTGATCAAAACCATGAAGAGGGAGCCCGTGTTACGTTGGGACAGCTGCGTGGAAGTGCAGCAATTGCACAACTATCTGACGGAGTTATCGCACTCGAACGAGATCAACAGAGTGGAGGCAAACACTCTGATACGACTGTTAGAGTCCTCAAAAATAGGTATTCTGGGGAAGTTGGCGTAGCCTGTAACCTTACTTATGACCTTTCCACTTGTAAATTTGATGAAACTGAAATCGAAGAAGAGTTCGAACCAACAACAGACTTCTGAGCAGCCTTGGGTTGATTGCCCTGATGGCTTTTGCTCTCCTCACCAGCAAGCAATGCTCAGCAGTCCCTCTTATGAATACAGTCGAGTATTGCAATTCTCTACTGGTGAGGTCCGCTATCGACGCATGGCGCCAGATGGTTATCCTCTTTACATTGATGCCAATAATGACCCATACACATATTTAAAGCGTCCTAACCCACCTACACCTGAAGCAATCGAGCGTGCTAAGTTTGTTGACAAGACGTATGTCTGGAAAAACTCGTGAAATTAGCGTATGATATCGAAACGGACGGATTTGACTCAACGACGATTCACTGCCTTGTTACACAAGATCTTACTACCGGTCAGGTATGTGAGTACAATGATCGAGGAGGCGATTGTCGTACTATTTCTACTGGCATTTCTATTCTTGCAGAGGCTGACCTCATCGTTGCACACAATGGTGTCGGGTATGACACACCACAAATCAAAAAGCACTTCCCTTGGTTTGACCACCATCATCAAATAGACACACTCATCCTGAGTCGATTCTTTCATCCTGACTTACTTGATATAGATTTGAGGAAGAAATGGACTATGATGCCTGCTAAGCTGTATGGGTCACACAGCCTGGAGGCTTGGGGTTATCGACTTAAGTGTCACAAAGATGATTTTGGTAAGCAAGCTGACTGGGGGCATTGGTCTCCAGAGATGCAAGCTTACTGTGTACAAGATGTCACTGTTCTCGTAAAACTATGGAATCACTTCCAAGAATACCTGGACCAGTAACCTTAGAGCATCAGATTGCACAACTGATGGCCTCTCAGGAGGCTGTAGGATGGCCTTTTGATGTACGTGCTGCCCAAGAGCTAGAGAACACCCTTTTGACACGCTTAGAGCGCCTTAGAGAGACCGCTCAGAGCCTTTGCTGGGCTGTGCCTGGTGACGAGTTCACACCAAAACGTGATAACAAGCCTCAAGGCTATGTAGAGTCTGCCAGCATGACTCGTGTCAAAGAGTTCAACCCAAGTAGTAGGAATCACATCGCTCACTACTTCAAATGGCACCAAGGTTATGAGTTCAAGAAGTTCACAGATACAGGAAGACCTGTTATCGATGAAGTTGTCTTGAAAGAGATAGGGTCCAAAGAGGCTCTGTTATTCCTAGAAATCCTAGAGACACAGAAAAAACTAGGAATGCTATCACAAGGCAGTAATGCGTGGTTGAAGTTGGTCAAGAATGGCAGGCTTCATCACTCTTGCTTTATAGGAGCTGCCACCCATCGTATGGCTCATGCACGTCCAAACCTTGCTCAGGTAAGTAGTGACGCTGATTGTCGGGAATTATTCATCACACGTCCTGGTTGGAAGTTGGTGGATAGTGATCTGGCTGGTATTGAGCTTCGGGTGTTTGCTCATTATCTAGGACGCTACGATGAAGGACGCTATGCGGATATCCTTCTGAATGATGACATCCATCAGGTCAATGCAGACAAGATTGGGATCAGCCGTAGGGCTGTGAAGACTGTTACGTATGCATTCCTGTATGGAGCGTCCGATGTAAAAATTGGTACAAGTTATGATTCACAGCTTACTGAAGATCAGGCTCGTAAGAAAGGCGCGGAGATCCGTAGAGCGTATCTTGATGCCATTCCGGGCTTGGAGCGCCTCGTTGAGGCGGTCAAGACGAAGGCGAAGGTGGATCGTTCCCTACGAGCTATCGACGGTCGTAAGATCCTCGTTAACTCGCCACACAAGGCGCTGAACTTTCTACTACAATCGTCTGCAGGAGTCATCGCAAAGCGGTGGCTCTTGATTACCCACGATAGACTCCAAGGCATCGAGCATGAAAGGTACGCCTTTATTCATGACGAGCAAGCTCTTGGTTGTCCTCCCGATGTAGCTGATCAGGTTGCATCAATCTGCACCACATCAGCTGCAATGGCTGGTGATTATTATAGACTCAGGATTCCTATTGATGCAGACGCAAAGGTAGGTGATAACTGGGCTCAAGTACACTAATGCTTTTAATTGACACCGACTACATTGCTTACAAAGCAGCTCAAGCATCTGAAGAAGGGATTGATTTTGGTGATGATGTCATCATCTCTAGATCCAACTTTAGTGAAGTTCTGAAGATCTTTGAGCGTGAGCTGAATAAAATCAGGATGGATATGATGGATGATAACATCATCCTTTATTTCTCAAGTCCTGAGAATTTCAGGAAAAAAATCTACCCAGATTACAAAGGTCATCGCAATAGACGTAAACCTTTGGGGTACAAACGTTTGGTAAACTGGTGCATAGAGAATTACAACACAGTGACTCGTAAGGGTCTTGAGGCTGATGACTCTCTTGGTATTGATGCTACCATGTATGCATTTGAACAGCCAATCCTTGTAAGTCCTGATAAGGACATGCTTCAAATCCCTGGCTTGTACTGGGACATGAAAGGTGATGTACAAGAGATCACTAAGGAAGAAGGTGATCGTTGGCACTTAATCCAATCACTGGCTGGTGACCCTACAGATGGTTACCCTGGCTGTCCTGGTATTGGAGTCAAGAGAGCAGCTGATTTAGTTGACAAGCACGACTTTCCATGGGAAGCTGTGTGTCAAGCCTACAGAGAGCGAGGGTTGTCAGACGATGATGCTCTGCTTAATGCAAGGCTTGCTAAAATCCTTCAAAAAGAAAACTATGACTACCAACTCGGACAGCCGATTCTCTGGCAGCCTACCCCCACCCCCGGTGATAAAGCTGACCATGGAGCAACAGTTTAAACTGAGGAGGCTGAAAGACACATTACAGAAAGCTTCAAAAGAAGATATTATCACTGTCTTTGAAGCTTTACAGCATCAAAATTTTGTACTCTGTAACACCGTTGCAAATCTAATCAAAGAATGGCCAACTCACCCACTCATTACACCAGAGGCTCAATAGAGGTTTGGGATTTTATCCGAGACCAGCAGCTTAATTACCATTTAGGTAATGCAATTAAATACATTTGTAGAGCTGGATTCAAAGACAGCAAAGCAGATGATCTAAAAAAAGCTATTCACTACCTTGAAAATGAACTCTTACATACACACGAGTCTGATGGACCAAGCGGAAGAGTTCCGTACTGCGTTTCAAATTCAATCTGGGACGAATGGGAGGCAGAAAGACAAAGCTTTGATCGATGAAGAGTGGTCAGAGTTTCATGAAGCTTATCATTTTCATGGAGAAGAGGATCAGCTCAAAGAATTAGCTGATTTAGTCTACGTTTGTTTCCAGTATGCAGCTTCCCAAGAATGGGACCTTGAAGAAGCTATGCGTCGGGTTCATCACTCCAACATGAGTAAACTTGGAGAGGATGGTAAACCTATTTATAGAGAGGACGGTAAAGTTCTCAAAGGTCCTAACTACCAACCACCTAACCTCACTGATCTAGTATAAAAATGTCTACTGAGTTGATCGCTCGCACTGGTCGCGTCCAGTCTTGGATTGATGACCCCACCTCCCGACTACCTGTCAGCTGTACTGTCTTTGTTGTCGAAGATAGTATGGAAGGACCTGAAGGTATTGAAGCTAGCTGGCGTTTTGCTAGCCATGCTCTGCGGTTTGGAGCAGGTTGTGCCGTCCACCTATCTAAACTGCGCCCCAAGGGTTCAGAAAACGGTAAAGGATTGACTGCCTCTGGTCCTGTATCCTTTGCTAAAATTTATTCCACACTTAATGAGATTCTAAGGCGTGGAGGACATTATAAAAATGGAGCTGTTGTCTGTCACCTTGATCTTAATCACGATGATGTCCTTGAGTTTATCACTGCTAGTCGCAATGATCTACCTTGGATTAAACGTTGCGTCAATATCACACCAGATTGGTTCGACCAAACCAGTACCGAAATTAAAGAGGCGCTCCTTACGGGCATTAAAAAGGGAGACATTTGGTTAAACAAAGTTCGTTACGACAAGGATGGTAATAGGGTTTATGGAAACGTCTGTCTTGAAGTTTACCTGCCCTCACGTGGAACATGCCTCCTACAACATATCAACCTTGGAGCATGTGAATTTGACGACATTCCAAAAGCTTTCGTTCAGGGTATGCAAGTGTTGTGTGCCCTCCACGCTGGAACTGGTGTCGCTGATAGCGGAGAATACCTCTCCCCAGAAACAGATCGACAAGTGGGACTTGGAATGCTTGGACTTGCCAACCTCCTACGAAGGTACGGAGTAACGTATGACCAGTTCGGGCGTGCTTTGGAGCAGTATAACGAAGGAGATGTGGTACGCTCAGCAGCCTATGAGCTTGTATCTCAGCTTGCCTCTGGTATTGAAAGTGCCGCCAGCATTGCTCGCAGTCATAATATGGTTCGAGCCTTTGCTATTGCGCCCACTGCCTCCTGCAGTTATCGAAGCACAGATCTGGATGGCTATACTTGCACACCAGAAATCGCTCCACCTATCTCGCAGACAGTCGATCGTGACAGCGGTA